CCATTGAGTTAATGCGAGCTGCGCCTTCGGTGGCCGACAAAGTTGGCATCATGTTTGGCCGGATGTTTGATGGTACAAGCGGCTTTTCAAGACAAACCATGATTGAGTTGCGCCAAGAGTGGCCAGCATTTTTCTTGGGCGGCATGGGTGTAAAAACGGCAATGATAGCCAGTGGCGTGATTGATACTTTTGATACCGCTGGTAACGCAGCCATTGAAGCTTACGACGGTGCAATTAAACAAGGCAAAACAGATGCAGAGGCTCTTACAGTAGCGCGTCAAGCCGGTTTAGCAGCGGGTGGAACAGAAGCCGCAGTGCAATTGACGCTTGGGAAACTTGCTGATTTTGGAGTCAATAAGCTAGATAACGTATTTGCCAAAGCAGGCGCAAGGACTGGAGCCGAATATTTAACGGAAGGTGCTCAAGAAGGGCTTGGTTCAGCAGCGACAGACTACGTTGTCAAAGGCGCTGTAGACCTTAACGAAGCTATTACAAAGGGTTTGATTGGAGCGCAAATCGGTGGACAACTATCGGGTGCTACATCGCCATTAGCAATCTCACAGGATATGGCCAATCGACCTATAGTATCGGTAGACGCACAAGTAATTTCTGTGGACCCGCAAAACCAATTAGCTCTAGTGCAGACACAGGGCGGCGCAGAACTTATTGATACATCAAATCTTGGTGATGTAAAACAAGGCCAGAGTCTTCAAGTTTCAATACCGTCTCCCGTTACGCCTATCAATATTGGCGAGCCTGAGATTGCATTTACAGAGATTCCTGTCAACGGAACTAATTCAACGCTAGTGACGTTAAGCCCCAGCCAATACTTGCCCGATGAAGATCGAGTCATTGCGTTAGTAGATATAGGTAATGGCACGACGCAGCCGTTCTACATAAGCACCGGCCTCGGAGGAAAAGTAGAGACAGAGCCTGGGAAGTGGTATCCGTTCTTTGGGATAGGAAGTGACGGATGGTTTAATAAAACCACCGGCAAGGATCAAGCAAATTACTACAATAGCTCGCTCCTGCGGGATATTGCTCAAACGCTTGATGCAACGATTGGCGACGTAAGAGTTCAGTCAAGAACGTATCCAGTTATTAAGGTTAGTGACACTGGCCCTATTAGCTTCATCAATAAAGATATGAGCCCACTTTCTTATACAGGCGCTGAATTAGATGCTCAGACGTTTTACGGAAACATAGCAAACAATCTTATTCGTTTAGAAAACAGCGCAGCTGGACTAGAGGCGAGCCTTATCAAGGCAATTGAAGACGGCACGATCCAGGATGTAAAACAGATTCAAACCAAGCTTGATAGCTTGAACATACCCGCAGATACGAAAGCATCGCTTCTAACCACTGGTTCGCAACTATTAGGTGGTGACCAAGTGCAAGATGCCGCATCAGATCTTAATGCTGGGGCGGTTGTTCCATCCTCGGGCCAGCCTGTCGCAACAGAAGTTGCTGGTGAAATTACAGGTGGCCCAACGGTTATTACGGGCGGTACATCGGTTACTTTTGATAGTGGGACAGCCACAGGCACGCCAACCATTATTACTGACGCATCCCAGACAGCTGGCGGACCAGCTGTAACAACTGGCGGCACAGGAGTAACTGCCGGTGGAACTGGTGTGACCACTGGCGGACCAGCTGTTACTACAGGCGGACCAGCTATAACCACTGGCGATGCAACCGTTACTACCGGCGGAACTATAGCGACTGACGCGGCACAAGCGGCTGTCAATGCTGCAAATACAGCTAACGCCAATGCACAAGCAACTGCTGACACGGCAAATGTTCTAGCCGGGACAGGTGCTGTAAATACTAGCGTTGTAAATAATGCCGCCCAACAAGCATCAACGGCGGCTACAAATGCCACGCAAAATGCAACAACGGCCACACAAGCTGCGGCAACTGGTGATACTACGGCAGCAGTTAATGCAAGCAACAATGCCGTACAGAATGCTAATGTGACACAGAGCGTCACGACTGATCTGGCCAGCACATTCAAACCTAAAGAAGAGTTTGAAGAACCAAAACCCGTAGTCACAACGACTGATCCTACAGTAACGCCGCCAGCAACGGTTACACCGACGCCTACGGAAACGCCGCCACCTACAGTGACGCCCCCAGTAACACCTACGGAAACGCCGCCACCTACAGTCGAACCACCGGCAGTTGGGCCAACACCTACTACGCCAACGACATCTCCAACTTCACCGACATCTCCAGCCACGTCGGTCAAACCGCCGGGGCCAGCATTCCCGTCACTATTTTTCCCAATAAGAGTTGGGCAGGATGGCACGCAGTACATTGATTACGGGTATCCAGATGTTCCGCCGCCGCAGCTTCCGCCGTATACTCCGTTTGGCGCACCAAATTACTTACGCCCATTAGACCCGTACCTTGGGTATGGACTAGGGGCTCTTATGGGGGGTTTATATGCTCAAGAGCCGGGGAATGGGGGCAATCAACCCCTCCAAAATGCCCAAGCCCAAACTGCGCCAGCGCCGAGATGACACGGATTTCCTTCAGTTTGCAGAAGGCGGCAAGGTCAATGCGGCGGGAAATTACACAAAGCCGGGGATGCGAAAGCGTTTGTTTAACCAGATCAAAGCTGCTGCGGTGCAAGGCACAGGTGCTGGCCAATGGTCAGCCCGAAAGGCACAGCTTTTAGCCAAGCGGTATAAAGCCGCAGGAGGTGGGTACCGTGACTAATTCTTATGATACTGACGAAGAGGCTAAGAAACGTCTATCTGCCCAGTTAACCAATTTGAATATTGACAAAGGTGGTGCGGGCGCAGCTGGGCGCGTCAATTACAAAATGCCTTTAGATAAGCAGTCAGAAATACAAGCTTACGCTGACATTGAAGCGCAAAAACGCAAAGGCAAACCGATGTCTTTATCAGCGCCTATGGTTGGATTGGAATACACCCGTAGGTTCAAAGAAGGTGGTAAGGTAAAGTCCGCCTCGGTAAGAGCTGATGGCATAGCCAAACGAGGAAAGACGAAGGGCCGGATGGTATGAAAGCCCCACAGCAGTCTCTTAAGGCTTGGGGCGACCAGCGTTGGAGGACAAAAAGTGGCAAGAAATCATCTGATACTGGGGAACGCTATCTCCCAGAGGCGGCGATTAAATCTCTTTCATCAGCAGAATACGCAGCAACCACCCGAGCCAAAAGACAAGGCAAGTCTAAAGGGCTTCAGTTTGTTTCTCAGCCCAAGAGTATTGCCAAAAAGGTGGCCCCATTTCGGAAGGTAGGTAAATGAAGGATTACACCAAGTTTGAGGTGCAAAAAGAAATACTCATGGAGTATTTACAAGTTATGGTTGCGCTTCAGGACTGGCATGGCGTTGCCGATGTCGCAATGGATCTCCGAGAATTAGAGGCTAAACATGAGCACAACCGGCGTAACAACATTCAATCCTAATCTTAATGAGCTAGTCGAAGAGGCTTTTGAGCGCTGTGGGCGGGAGCTTCGTTCGGGGTATGATTTCCGCACAGCGCGGCGGAGCCTGAACCTTTTAGTAACAGAGTGGGCCAACCAGGGCATCAACCTTTGGACGATTGAGCAGGGGGCGATCCCGCTCTATACAAATCAAATCACCTACCCGTTGCCTATCAATACGGTTGACCTCGTAGAAACGATTATCCGCACGGGCGTAGATCAGAATCAAACGGACATCAACATCAGTCGGATTTCAGTCAGTACCTACTCTACGATTCCAAACAAACTAGCAACTGGCAGGCCGATCCAGATATATATTGACCGGCAGGGCGGGCAGACTTACACCTTCACAGGAACCTTGGCTGCAAGTATTAATTCGTCAGTCACAACAATCCCGATGACAACGCTTGCTCAAGTTCCTTACGCTGGATACGCCACCATTGGAACGGAGACCGTGTACTACTATGGAACCTCCACACAAGCTGAGAATGTTGCAACTGGAGCTTCGTCATACGCAACGCTTAACAATGTGGTGCGCGGCCAAAATAATACGACGGCTGCGTCTCATACGTCGGGCGATTCGGTCACGAATACAAAGTTTCCGAACGTAACGGTATGGCCTGCGCCAGAACAGGGTTCAATCAGTAATCCTTACTACACACTTGTTTACTGGCGGCTGCGTCGGATGCAGGATGCTGGCAACGGTGTCAACGTAGAAGACATACCTTTCCGGTTCCAAGAAGCGTTAGTTGCAGGACTGGCCTACAAATTGTCGATGAAAGTAGAAGGCGGGCTAGAACGGATGCAATTTCTCAAGGCCCAATACGATCAAGCCTGGGAGTTGGCATCCACAGAAGACCGAGAAAAAGCGCCCATTCGGTTTGTGCCACGGCAGTCGTTCCTTGGTGTGAACTTCTAAATGCCTAATCAGTTTGCATCCGGCAAGTGGGCTATCGCGCAGTGCGATAGATGCAACTTTCGGTATAAGTTAAAACAGCTCAAACCGCTGACAATCAAGACAAAAAATGTCAATATACTGGTATGCCCGGAATGTTGGGAACCTGACCAGCCGCAGTTGCAGCTTGGTATGTATCCTGTCAATGATCCGCAAGCCGTTAGGAATCCACGTCCCGATTTCAACTCGTATTACCAATCAGGCTTAAACGGGATGCAGACTAACTACACCGTAGGAACCGACCCGCTTTATACGGGCGTTCCACTTGAAGGAAGCCGAACCATTGAGTGGGGCTTCAACCCTGTTGGTGGTTCCCGATCCTACGATTACGACTTAACCCCCAATCATTTGGTGGGTCAGTCTAGTTTAAACAGTGTCACAGCTACATAGGAGCCGACATGAAAGCGATGGAAGCACTCAAGAAACACATGGCAAAAGGTAAGGGAGCGCACCCTGATGCTGATGTTAAGAAGATGAAGAAGGGCGGTCCTACATCAGAAATGATGAAAACCATGGGACGTAACATGGCGCGGGTAGCCAACCAAAGGGGCAAGTAATGGCTAAATACTCCATGAAAATCGGTGGTAAGGAAGTGGGTCCAGCATCTGTTTACGCAGAGCCGCATACGATGACCGGCGCTAAGGTGGTGGCTTCACCCAATCCGGGTAAAGAAATGCCTTGCAACTTGCAAAAGGACTGGCAACCAACGGCGGGTGTCGCTATTAATCCTAACACTCAGGTCAAAACGACCGGGATTAAGATGCGTGGCGCTGGGGCTGCGACCAAGGGCGTAATGTGCCGGGGGCCGATGGCGTGAACTGGGGCGAGTTAAAAACTCAGATTCAAAACTATCTGGAGACCACATTCTCCACGGATAGTCTGACGACGTTTACACAGCAGGCAGAACAAAGGATCTTTAACACGATCCAGTTTCCAAGCCTGCGGAAAAACATGACGGGTGTCTGCACGATAGACAACCGATATTTGAGTTGCCCGCCAGACTTCCTTGCGCCTTATTCGTTGGCAGTCATTGATACGGATGGTTCGTATCATTACTTGCTTAACAAAGATGTGAACTTCATTCGTGAGTCATTTCCTACCCCGACTGGATCAGGAAATACGGGCAGACCCTATTGTTATGCGCTCTTTGGTCCGACAGTTACGGGCGAAACCATTTCAAATGAATTGAGTTTCATCTTAGGCCCAACCCCGGATCTTGGGTATACAGTGGAACTGCATTACTTTTACTACCCATCGTCCATCACGGACGGGAATGTTGACGCAACAACGACATGGCTTGGTGATAATTTTGATTCGGTCTTGTTGTATGGATCACTGGTAGAGGCTTCTACATTCCTTAAATCGGAGCCTGATTTGATGGCAAACATCACAGGCAAATACAAAGAATCACTGATTCTTGCTAAACGTCTCGGTGATGGTCTTGAGCGGATGGATGCGTACCGTTCTGGTCAGGTGCGGGATAAGGTGGTGTAATGGCAATCATCCAAACACTGACGACCAGCTTCAAAGTAGAGTTAGCTCAAGGGCTGCACAACTTTACGACGGGGACAGGCGATGTGTTTAAACTGGCCTTATACACCGCCAACGCGGATCTCGGTGCCTCTACGACTGCTTACACAACATCGGGTGAGGCCAGTGGAACCAATTATTCCGCTGGGGGAATTACCCTTACCAACGTCACCCCATCGTTTCAAGGAACTACTGCGTATTGGTCTTTTGAAGATGCGACATTCACCAATGTCACTTTAACGACGAATGGCGCATTGATTTACAACACAACGAACGGAAACCGATCTGTGTGTGTTTTAAATTTCGGGGTCAACATAACCAAGACGGCGCAGAATCTGGTCATTACCTTTCCAGTGGACGATGCCACTAACGCAATTATGAGGATTGCATGATGGAACTTAAAGCCAAAGCAACAGAC